GAACAATGGATGCAAATGGAAAACCAGGAATGTTTTACACATCAATTCCAGGAAGAAGATTGTGATGCAAACCTTTTACAAGGAACATCCATTTTCGATATTATTATAGATATAAATAAAACCAAAAACAATAAATCATGAAACAGACTAAAAAAGAGATTACGCTTTGGGCAAGACAATGTTCAGTAACTGGACAGGGAATAATGGCTGGGTATGTATGGAGTGATGGATGCTTCTATTGTGTTGATGATGATGCTATTGCTCATCCTGAATTCAGAAAAGACAGAGAGAATATAATAAATTATATACCTGAAGATATTTACGATATTGATGGTTATGAAAATTATGATGAAGATGAAGATGAAGAATATTTATCTGCAATAAAAAGAGTAAAACAAAACAAGGATACCGATAAGGATTTAATGACTCTTTCTTACTTATTTGGTCTACACTATTACACAGAATGGTTAGACGATGAAGATGTTCAATATGCCGAGATAGATGGTGTAATGCATGAAGAGGGAACAGATGAATTTAATGAAGCTTGCAACAAGCGTTTTATAGTTCCGTTTAATGAAATATACTCAATACTAACTAAAAATTAATAGATATGAAAAGACAAGATTTCAACCAAATGATGAAGGATTCATTTGGAGACAGAGTGACAAACATTCCTTCAAAAACAGTAGTAAAATATATAGATGAACAGTTGTTAATAGCAGAATTTATGGAAACATACATTGTTCCAGACAATCAGTTAATAGCAGAATTTATGGAGTTAGAAACAGAAATATTTTCTGGAATTCTACACTACTACCACAGAGAGTATGACAGTGGAAGTTGGTACAAATTAGATGAATTATCTTATAACGATAGTTGGGATTGGCTAATGCCTGTAATTGAGAAGATAGGAACTCATACTTTAAGTTCTACAATAGAAATGTTAGCTGAGTACTACTATAAAGATGGAGATAATCAAGATGGATTAGAAGGTATTGAGGAATTCCACAAAGCAGTAGTATTTTATATTAAAAACAGATAGATATGGAAGAAACTACAGACATACAAATAGGAGGTGTTACTTTGATAGTATCATACACCTATGAGAAGGAAGAAGACAGCACCTGGTTCTATATCGGCTCTGCTGCTGAAGTAACGATAGAGACTATTTTTATAGAAGATAGTCTCATAGATCTATACGAATTATTAGAGACATCAAGCTATAAATTTATCGTTGAATTAGAAGATATAATAATAGAAAAACACCAAAATAGATAACTTATGAAAGAAAAAAAACCAAGACAATATCGCTCAAGACAAGGGCGTTCAGACAGAAAATATGCAGAGAGTTTAATTGTATTAACGATTGCAGCTGCAGGCTTATTTATAATAACAATAATAATCATTTTAACTTAAAATTATGGCATACTTAGAAACACAAAAAGACAGAGACTTTAACAGAATAACATCTCTAATGGGAGACTACATGGAGTCTCAAAAAACAATCAAAACCATGAAGAGAGACATGGAAGATTTAAAGACCAGGATAAAAGAAATGCTTGACTGGAGCGACAGGATTGGTAGTGATGAAATTCACGAGTTAAATCAATTCTTATTATGTATTAACAAAGCAATTAAAAACAATTAAACATGGGATATACAAAAGAATATTTAAAAAAAGACCCAAACAACTGGAAGTGGTTAATTTGTTTTTATACAATAGCTTTAGTAGTATGTTTAATTTTATCTATACAATTTTGAGTTTAGAATTAAGACATAATAAATTAGGAATTAATCGTTAAATAGTATAAATTTGTACTGTTGTTGTGCATGTTGATTCCACTGCCACGCTATGAGAATAGCGTGGTTTTGGTGGTAAAATTCAAAATCAAATTATATGCCTACAAAAATAAAACACTGGACTACTAACTCTACAGAATCAGTGATTGAAACATCAAGTGACACTGAGTTTTTGATTGAAGAAATTGGTCAAGATATAATCAAGTTACTTAAAAGCAAAAATAAAGCTTACGGAAATACAGCAAACAATCCTCCTCAAATATTTTCTAAACTTTCTGCTAAGGAAGGAATATTAGCAAGAATTGATGATAAGTTGTCCAGGATTACTAAGTTAGGATTTGACAATAACGATAGCGAAGACACTTTAAAAGATTTAATAGGATATCTTATTTTATTAAAAGTACAAATTAGAATAGAGGAAAACACAAACTCTTAAATTCAAAATAACATAAACAAATGAAAGATTTTTTAGACTATGCAAATTCAGTAGCCGAAGAGTTCCATGTCACAATGGACTCAATATTTGAAAAAAACAAACGTCCAATGTTTGTGGAGGCACGACAGATGTTGTATTTATTATGCAGAGAGAAACCAATTAGAATTTCTTATATACAACATTACTTAAAAGAGCAAGGTTATGATGTATCTCATACTACTATTATGTATAATTATGAGAAAGCAAAAACAAAAGTTTCAAAAGACAAGTCATTCAAAGACATCTTTAATAAATTAAAAAAGAAGCATGTGGAATGAAATAGATTATTTTACAATTCCTCAAGTTTGGGAACAAGCGATAACTGACCCAAGGTCAGTAGTACAAAATCTACCTAAAGGCATATCTATAATTGCTAATGGAGTTAAACTAATGAAGTTTCAAGAAAACATTGAAATGTTTAACATGAATAAAGGTGGGGATTATTTTAAAGAATTGGATGAGGATGAATATGCTTTGTTTCACGAAGGTGGCTGGAAGGTTGGGTTAATAAAATTAGCTATTTCTAATTGTTTATTCAAGTTAGATTTAATTGAAAAACGAATTCAAAATGAAGTTAACACTCGTAAAAACGATAAGCACATTCAAAACTTAAAAAATCGTAGAGAGAAAATACTAAAGAAGTATACTACGCATCAAACTAAATTAAATAAAATCAAATGAACAAAATGGAAAAACAGACAAATTATTTTGAAGAGTTGGCAAAAATCAACATCAATGACAAAGTACAAAAAAAGGGTAATTTCCCTTACTTATCTTGGGCGCATGCTTGGGCACAATTTAAATTAAAGCACGCTGATGCAAACAGAAAAGTTTATGAATGGAAAGTAAATCCACAAGATGAAAGTGGTAGAAATTATTTTGATGATGGAAAAACTGCATGGGTAAAAGTTGGCACTTGCATTGAGGGTTATGACAACACAAGAGATAGAAATCCTCTTGGACAAGAACACATTGATCAATTGCCAATTACAGACTTTAGAAACCAAAGTATTAAAATAGAAAAGATTACTTCTATGGACGTTAATACTTCTATACAAAGGTCTACTGCTAAATCTATTGCAATGCATGGATTAGGGCTGTCATTATGGGTAGGAGAAGATATAAGGGCTATTGGTGGAGAAGATGACGTGGTTATCCAGCCGAAAGTTACAAAAGCTGTAACAAAAGCTACGCTTACGTTAAAGTCAGATAAGATTGAAAGAATTTTATCATTTATAGCTGACAACAAATCTCAAGGTTTGTCCTGGTGTATTGAGCAAATCAAAACTAAATACAATTTGACTCCAAAGATTGAAAAAACTTTTGAGGCAGAATTTAAAAAACTTCAAACAAAATGATAAATCCATTTGAAACAAAATCTCAAGTTTTAGAGAAGTTGCAAGATGATGAATTGTATTATGGGTCTTATGGTAAACAATATTTGTCAAATTCAGACATATTTAAATTACTAAAAGACCCAACACAATTTGGAAAAAAACAAGAGGAAACTCTTCCAATGGTACAAGGGAGATACTTTCACACTGCAATGCTTGAGCCTGAAAAACTAAAAGACTTTAAAATTATAGATGCCTCAACAAGAAGCACTAAGCTTTATAAAGAACAAAATGATGGTAATCTTTTACTTCTTGCAAAAGAAAAAATGCATTTAGATTACATGATTTCTAAAATGAAAGGTAGTTTAGTTATGTATGATTTAATATATGCAAAAGGAAATGAATATGAGATTCCTAACATTGAAAGTATTATGGGTCACATGTGGAAGGGAAAAGCAGATATTATAAATAATAATAGCTTCGAAGTAGAGATTAATGGAGAGGTTAAATTGTTTCCTGATGGTGCTATTGTTGACATAAAAACAAGTTCCGATAGCTCAAAATTTATGTACTCAGCTCGGACTTATAATTACGATAGTCAGGCATATATTTATCAACGAATGTTTAACAAACCTATGATTTTTCTGGTAATTTGTAAGGCAACAAACAAGTTATCTATTTACGATTGTTCACAAGAATTTATACGATTAGGACAAGAAAAAGTAGAAAAAGCAACAGAGGTTTATAATATATTTTTTAGTGATGACAAAAGCAAAAACATTAATAGTTACATTCATACGCAAACTTTATAGTTATATAATAACTAAATATGAAATAAGAATAGATCAAAACATTTTGTGGATGGAAGTTCCAACCATTTGCAAAAGCCGAAAAGATAAGGATGAAATTATCTTAACTGCAATAGAACATTTGGAGCAAACAATTAAAATTAATAAATTATGAGTAAAGAAACACCAATTTACGTGGGGAACGGAACAGAGAAATTTGATGGCAATTTGATAGAAATATCAGTATGTCTTTCTGAACTATCACAAGAACATCGATTTGAGTATGATGGAAAGTGGTATGTAAAATTAAAAGTGAGTAAAAGAAGAGAAGTTGACCAATATGGTAGAACACATTCTGTCGCTATTAATCAGTACAAACCAAAAGAAGAGGAAACAAAGAGTAAAGTAGAGAGTAAAAAAGAGCCTGAAGAAGGAGCTGATTTACCATTTTAGTCTCTAATTTAACACACGAAAGGGGGGGCTACCCCCTTTTCTTATGTGTTTAATATGTTTGTTTTAATTTAAATTATACAACTATATAGAATTCGACAACAATTATTATTTATATATACATATATTTACTATTTTTTGAACATAATGAACATAAAAGAAAGTATTAACCTTATTTATAAGGGTAAAGAGTGAATTTTTAATAAAATCAAATCAACATAAAATGAACATAACTATATTCAAAGACATAAAAGATACCTCACAACCATTCTACAGACCAGTTGAGGTAATATTACAAAGAATACAAGAAGGAGCATCTAAAGATTTAGTAAAAAAAATCAGAGGTACAAAAGACAAGGAACAAAGAAACAAATACAAGCAAGGTTTACCAGCGGTGTGTTTTTCAGGAGTATTTACTAAACGCTCTGACAGTTCTATAACAAAACACAGCGGTTTAATATGCTTAGACTTTGATGGATATCCATCTAACAAAGAAATGTTACAAGAAAAAGAACGCCTATCAAAAAACAAATATATTTATTCTGCTTTTATATCTCCAAGTGGTAATGGAATAAAAGCATTAGTTAAAATACCAGCTGATGCAGACTTACATAAAACTTTCTTTTTAAGTTTAGAAAAAAGTTTAAACTCATTATATTTTGACAAAACCTCTAAAAACATTTCCAGGGTTTGTTATGAGTCATATGACCCATTAATTTATATCAATGAAAACTCCAGCATTTGGGATAAAATAGAAGAACAAGAATATAATGCTGTGATAAAAAAGGTAGATATTCCAACTATTCCAGTCACTGATGAAAACAAAATAGTAGAGATTTTAGTAAAGTGGTGGGAGAAAAAATATCCCATGAATGAAGGAGAGAGAAACCACAACACTTATGTGTTAGCTTCAGCATTTAATGATTTTGGTGTTAATCAAACCCTGGCAGAGTATATTCTAAATAATTATTCTTCCAGGAATTTTACTCAAGATGAAATTAAAAGAACAGTAACCTCTGCATACGCTAACAAACAAAACTTTGGGTCTAAATATTATGAGGACGAGGAAAAGGTAAATCAAATAAAGCATAAATTAAAAAGAGGCGTATCAAAAAAAGAAATCCGAACTCAATTGGAGGAGTCGAATATCGAGGTCGGAACAATAGAAAAAGTAATTACTCGACTCGAAGAAGAACAATCCAACAGTAAGTTTTGGACTAAAAACGAGAAAGGTACAGTTAGAATAGTGCACATACTCTTTAAGTATTTTTTAGAAGAGAATGGGTTTTACAAGTTTAATCCAGTTGGAAGTAAGAATTATATTTTTGTCAGAGTAACAAACAATCTTATAGATCACACAACTGAAAAAGAAATTAAAGACTTTATACTTGATTACCTATTAGAAATAGATGACACCACTGTATATGATTATTTTGCTGAAAACACAAGATACTTTAGAGAAGAATTTCTTACGCTTCTTTCATCAATAGATGTTTATTTTATCGAGGATAATAAAAACACTTCGTATCTGTATTATAAAAATGGTGCAGTTAAGATTACTCACAATGATATTAAAATTATAGACTATTTAGATATTGGAGGTTATGTTTGGAAAGACCATGTTATAGACAGAACTTTTATACGATGTGAGTCTACTGATTGTGATTATAGAACTTTCATAAGAAACATTTGTGGTAATGATCATAGTCGTGAAAGCTCCATGAGGTCTACCATAGGTTACTTACTACATGGATGGAAAAACTTATCCTATTGTCCAGCCGTTATCCTTAATGATGAAGTCATCTCTGACTTCCCACAAGGTGGTTCTGGAAAAGGATTGTATATGAATGCACTGGCTCACATGAAGAAGTTAGTAGTGATAGATGGAAAGTCGTTTAATTTTGAGAAAAGTTTTGCTTATCAATTAGTTTCAGCCGACACGCAGATTCTTTGTTTTGATGATGTAAAAAAGAATTTTGATTTTGAAAGATTGTTTTCCGTAGTGACAGAAGGATTAACATTGGAGAAAAAAAACAAGGATGCAATTAAAATACCTTTTGCTAAATCGCCTAAAGTGGCCATTACTACCAATTATGCTATAAAAGGAAAAGGTAATTCATTTGAGAGAAGGAAATGGGAGTTGGAGTTAGCACATTTTTATACGAAAGACTTTACTCCACTGCAAGAATTTGGAAAATTAATGTTTGGAGAATGGAATGATGAAGAATGGTGCCAGTTTGATAATTATATGATTGAGTGTTTACAAACTTATTTAGAGCATGGTTTAATAAAAAGTGATTTTGTCAATCTAAAAATTAGAAAACTATCTGCTGAGTCATGTCATGAGTTTATAGAATGGTGCGGAATTATTGGTGGCAGCGCAAATGAAAAGCTGGTGGCATATCAAAAATTATATAAGAATGATTTATATATGGATTTTGTTGAAGAGAATCCAGACTTTGCTCCTAAATCTAAAATGACAGTATCACGAACTAAATTTAACAAATGGCTTTTGGCCTTCAGTGATTATAAATTTGAGTGCGCTCCTGAAGAAGGTAGAGATGGACCAGGGAAGTGGTTAATATTCAGAAACAAACAAAGGTTAGAGACAAACGGATTCTTAGATATTTAGAAGAATTAAATTAAATCAAATATATTTTATGGAACTAAGAGATTACCAACAAGAAGTTGTGAACCAGGGATTACCAATAATTAAAGCTAATAAATTTTTGTATCTTGCATTAGAGGTTAGGACAGGTAAAACACTTACAAGTTTGAGTATGAGTAATCTTTTGCCAGTCTCTAATCTTTTGTTTATTACAAAGAAAAAAGCAATCAGTAGTATTCAATCAGATTATGATATGTTGTCTCCAACATATGATGTTACTATAATTAATTACGAGTCTTTACATAAAATAAATCAAAAAGGATGGGACATGATTATCCTTGATGAAGCTCATTGTATGGGAGCGTTTCCTAAGCCAAGTAAAAGAGCAAAGCAAGTCAAGAGTCTTATATTAAAAAACAAATGTTTTGTTATACTGTTGTCAGGAACACCAACTCCTGAGTCTTATAGTCAAATGTATCATCAAGTTTTTTCTATACCAGCCAATCCTTTTGCTAAATACAAAAACTTTTATAGATTCTCTGATGATTATGTTAATGTAAAAGTAAAGCCTATAGGTGGGCTTCAGATTAGAGATTATAGTCATGGATCAGAAGATATTTTAAAGAAGATGAAACCATACACAATTTCTTATACACAAAAAGAAGCTGGCTTTAAAATTCAAACTGATGAAGAAGTTTTATATGTGGATATATGCCCAACAGTTATTGATCTTGTAAATAGATTAAAAAAAGATAAAGTTATAGAAGGAAAGGATGAAGTTATATTAGCTGACACAGGCGTTAAGTTAATGTCAAAAACTCATCAGATGTTTTCAGGAACAGTAAAGTTTGAGAGTGGAAAAGCTCAAGTGTTATGTCATGCCAAAGCAAAGTTTATTAAAGAAAAGTTTAAAAACAAAAAGATAGCTATTTTTTATAAATTTAAAGCTGAGTTAACTGCGTTACAAGATATTTTTTCAGGAAATTTATGCACTGATTTAGAAGTTTTTAATACCACAGACAAAAGTATTGCATTGCAAATTGTATCTGGTCGCGAGGGAATTAGTTTATCTAAAGCAGAAAACTTAATATACTATAACATTGATTTTAGTGCTACAAGTTACTGGCAATCAAGAGATAGAATGACAACAAAAGATAGAAAATACAACAAGATTTTTTGGATTTTCGCAAAAGGAGGCATTGAAGATAAAATATATAAAGCCGTAGTAAAGAAGAAAGATTACACCTTAAGACATTTTAAAAGAGATTTATTAAGTTTGTAACATGAAGTTTATAAAGTTTTTATTAATTTGGATTAGCCAAAATTTAGCTATACCTTTTTGGGTAGTGGGGCACATACACTTATCTATTCACACCTTTCATGATGTTGTAGAAATAGTATCCTCATTAAGTTTAAATGTGATAGTTTTTATTGGATTTATGGAAGATTATAGGGAAAACGGATGAAGGAACAACAAATACAAGCGAAAAGAATAAAACAATTAGAAGCTGAGGGATATTATGTAATTAAACTAATAGTAACAAACAAAAATGGTATACCAGATTTAATCGCTATACCTCCACAAAGCGGTGTGTTGTTTTCAGAAGTAAAAACACCTAAAGGAAAACTTTCAGTAATACAAAAATTTAGAATTAAAGAGTTAGAAAACCATGGAATACATACCGAAGTTTATAAAGGATAAGGGATATGATATGGAAGAAGAATTCATGGATTTTTTTCATGAGTTAGATCCTTACTTAGCTTTTTGTATTGCATCTCATATTGATGAAAATGTTGTAGACATAGAGCCTAATGAAAACATAACAACTATTTTAGGCGGAGTAGTTCAGCATGAAGGAGAAGCAATTTGTTTTGCTTTAGAATTAATGAGATTGCCTGGCATGGTTGTCAACCTAACAGACTTAACTTTAATATCCATGGATGAATACCTGGACTTGATAAACTTAAATTCATATATAAAATCAAATGAGAGAAGCTTCAAAAAAAAAAAAAATATTAAAACTTTATATTCAAGACCTTAAAATAAACATTAACGAATTGGCGGTGTTAAGTGATAGTAATTTACAATATGTAAAACAATGCGTAAGAGATTATCACATTGATTTAGTTTCTTATGAATTTATGTGTATAGCACCCAGCTATTGTACTCCTGGAACTTATTATTTATTTAATGAAAACGGAACCGAGAGAGCTTTAAAAAAAGTGGGGGATACTATTTACCCAGAACATCAATTAACAGACTTAGAAGAGCTTTTTATTCGCTTAAACCTATGTAAACGAATCGTTTATAATGAAGATTAATTTGTTTATTCCAAATATTTTATTTAATTTACAATAATATGCCTTTAACTATAGAAAATTGCAAGTATACAGTTAGCGATATTGACAAGATATTAAACTTCACTACTTGGTCCGCACAAAAAAAAATTGACACATTACTACACATGGATTGTGATATGTATTGTAATTTAGGAATTGAATCTCCTAAATTTGAAGTTAAAGACGTAAAACAAAAATCAAAAGTCATATACAGAACTATCAAAAAAATTGATGATGCGATCGGGAAGTCGCTTCTTCACAATTTAGATTAAAAGATAGATGGCACAAGTTTCTTCGGAAGATATAAATAGTATTAATCACATAAACCATGTGACTAACGGAATTCATGACCTCGCAAATCAATTATATGAAGATTTGCACGAAAGAGATCATAAAAAAGCAAAAGAAAAAGCTACAGAAATTTGCAAAATTATGTCAGAATTAATTAACAGCATGACAGATGAAATCTAAGGCTATAATAATAATCTTATGTTTATTATTGTTGGGTAGTTGCAAGCCATTTAAAAAAATTCCTAAAAATTTACCAAAAATTGCAAGATGAATAAAGCTATAGCCAATGAATTACAAGAATTTTGCCAAACAATCGCTGAAAGGTATTCTGATATTAAAAGAGTGGGAAATATAGGTAACGAAGTTTTTTTGGTAGAAGAAATTATACCAACCTCAGACCATAGTGCTGTTGTTAATTTTTCAAAATCAGGTGGTAAAATTGCTGTTGCTTTTTTTTATTATATTAATAGAGGAAGGTCTAAAGGCTGGAAGTATTTTTTCCCAACTGACTCACACTTAAATGGATTTCATGCTTTTCTATATTATAAATTAGAAGCTGAAAGACGAAATTACACTAAGAATTTTTAAATATTAATCAGTATCTTTGCAAGTTTTTTTTCGTAAAGCATTTCAGAACATTTCTCATAGTCTTCTATAGTTGCAAAATAATCTATAAGAATGTCATACACATCCCCTTCTAAAGGAATGTGTTTTCTTGTGGGATTAAAAATAAATGTAGAAGAAATATTTTTTTTAATTAAATCATCAACAGATAGCTTACCAGTAATTACTAAGTAACTATTAATCATGCAATCATGTTGATTAAAATCACTCATTTAAATAATATTCGTCCATTAATCTTTTAGTTTCTTCTTTAGTTTTACGAACTTCCTCTTCATATTCTCGTATTTCATCTGCATATTCTACTTCATAATCAGCCAAATCTTGTTGTTGTTGTCTGTATTCATCAGGAAAATATCTTTTCATTTCAGCCTCAGTCATTGTTGCTGGTTTGGGGTTAGATTTTTTCTTCTTTTGTCCTTCACGCACATAATCACCAAAATTAAATAATTTTAATATCATGTCACCCATATTTTTTGTGTCACCAGTTATTACATCACTATAATTTTCAAATAATCTTTTTAATTGAGGAGCTGGTATACCACTTAAAGTAGTAAGTTCAAGCCAAAATCTTGTTTCATATTCAGCACTTTTAACTGGGTCTTTTGTATTATTAAATTGACTCCACAATCTACTTAGTGTTGCAGCTTGTTCAAGTATTGGAATACTTGTAGGCTTATCAGCCCAATACTTACCAGTGGCAGTATCTTTAACTGTATTTAATACATCTCCAAGGATAAATAAAGCATTTAAATTACCTAATATTGATGAATACAATATCTCTTCCAAATCATCTTCTCTTCTGTCTCTTAATAGTCCTGGAGCACCCATACTTACAAACTTAAATAACGATGGCATAACAAAATGATATGTTGCTAAAGTTCTAAGGTTTTGCCAGTAAGTTCCTTTACCTTGTTTTTTACCACTTCTAACTAATCTGGAAAAATTTCTGGCTGCAATAATTTCTCTTCTTAAATATTGTTTTGGTGTAGTTAAAAACATATTAAAAGCACGCTCTAAAGAATTACCTGTTTGATAGTAATCTTTGTCTTGAAGATCATAAGACTGTTGTGTTCTTAATGTATCATCTTCAAATCGTTTTATAGCATAATCAATAGCATCTTGATCATTTGCATTTTCATTTTCTGAAAAATATTGTGCTTTGTAAAATTTATAATTAGGTAATCCACCCAACATAATTGCTCCTTTATCTCCAAGCATTGTAAAGGACATTAACATATTAGTTAATGTGTTTTGTGTTTCGCGATTAAAATATTTGTTAATTAAACTGTTCTGAGCATCTAATCTTTGATATGTTTTATCTTGATATGTTTCAATTACACGACTAATTGGTTTACCATATCTATCTTGCAGAACTACTGAATTACTCATTATTTCTTTAAGATCAGAATTAATGCTACCTATTGACCCTGCAGCATATTTAATCCAATTATCATATCCTATATCATTTCCATAAGTAACAAAAGATGTCATTTGTTTTAATATCAATGTAGGGTTAAATCCTAATCTTGATAATAAAAAAGTGTTATTAAAGAAATTAACTAATTCCATTCCTTTTTGATGTTTAGCACCTTTGTTAGCTATTTTCTCTATTTGATCTTGAATGTAATCATTAATTTTAGCTCCATATTTTTCATTAATTACTTCTTTAACAGCGGAGTCTTGAAATATTTTATTTATATTTTTAATTGGTAATGCATACGCGGCAAAATATTCCATGTCACGAGTATAATTAAGTAACGCATCTAACGCATTAAATTGTCCAATTGGATTTGCATTTTCCATTCTAAATTTTGTACTTGCTGCAGAAACATTAGTTATCCACGACTTGTTACCTTCAGAACTTAATAAATCTAAACCAACAATGTTATCCTCTCCTTTTCTATATAATCTTCCTGCATAATATTTATTCCAAGGCATATCAGTTCTATATACCTTATTGTAAGTTTCATTATAATAATCATATTGAGAAGGATAAAATTCATTTACCATCCAATCACCTAAATCTATAAGTTTGTCCCCTAATTTAGATTCTATATCTTCTTTTATTCTTGATGAATATTCACTTTCAATTTTAAATCCTTTATTAAGATAAGCCAATACTCCTGAAAAATCAGTTGGCATAAATGTTTCATCAAAAGAAGCTAATAAAGAAGGATCTCCACCTTGATTTCTATAATATAATAACTCATTTTTAGATATCATTATATTATTATTATTCATTTCTTCGTTTATAGCTTGAAGCAAAACTACTTTTTCACCAGATTCCATCTTAGAATCTTTTTCTATTCTTGTTTTTTCGTTTTCTAATAAAGTTTGTTTAGCTTCATTTATTAATAAACTTTCATCTTGATTAGAATTTTTTCTATTAACCTTAGTCCATCCTTTACCAAACAACTCTGTCATCTTTATATTTAAAGCCAACTCATGATTAAGCATTCGACCTTTATACAATCTTGTTGCTTTACGAATTTCCTGACCTACAACTTCTTGAGCAAAACCACCGAATAATTCTCCAGTAGATAATGAAACTCTATCCATTAAACCAGTCAAATCTTCAGCTGAACCTAAAACATAAGATTCTGCAGCTCTAACACTATTTTTAATTCCTAATGCTAATCTTTTTCGTAAAGTAATAGGATTTAATTTTCCTCTTTCATTATCTACTTTTATTTTCTTTTTTAAATCTCTAAATTTTTGTAATACATCTGCTTGAGTAATATTTTTTTTCCCAGAATCTTTTAATTCTTGTAATGGATCAATTATTACTCCCATTTCTTTTAACATACCAAGAGCATTATTCATGTATTTAGTAGAATCTTTTAAAAGTTGTAATTGAAGCCCTGTTACACCTATATCTTGCAATTGATTTAAACCAAATAAAATTTGCTCGTAAGCATTTGTTTTTTTACTATTAGTTTGTTCCATTAACAACGTATTATTGTATGCTAATGCTATTGTTAAATCAGCTACAAATTGTGCTTCTTCAGGAGTTAATGTTTTATCAATTGTAGTTTCAACTCCAGAAATAGTGATTTTTTCCGTTTCTAATTTAGTAATTTCATTTAATAATTTTTCGTTTTTATCGTTTATTTCATCAGCAGTAGTGTTTTTAGATTTTTCTATTTTACCTGGTTGGCCTTTTTTGCCAGGAACATAACCAATAATGTTTTTTTGTATTGCTCTTATTCTATCTCTTACTACTGTAGTAACTCCTACACCTTTTAATCTTCCAGACATTACTGCTTGAAATTGTTTATTCAATATTTCTATTATTGAAGACTCTAAACGCGTATTAGTTATTGTCGTAACTTTATCAGTTATTTCTTCAACAATAGCTTTAAAGTTAGTTTTGTCTACCGCATTAACTTTATCTATTAAGCTTATATAAGCAGATTTATTTTGTGGATCACGAGGCATTACACTTCTTATGTATTGTCTTAGTTTTCTTTGTATTCTTTTTGCCTCTCCTTGTGCCCATTTGATATCACGAATATTTTTGTTTAGATTAAATATTCTTAAACCATTACGAGCATTGGTGTCTGGAGATAAATAATTTAAAATATCTACTTCCATTGCCTGTTGTTGAGAAGTTCTTCTTGAACCTTTACCACCTTCATTTACATATTCAGGTAGAGTATACATATACTCTATAGTTTCATTTACTAAATCTTCATTACTAACTTTGTTTTTTCTTTTTCGATTGTTAGCTGTTAGTAATTTTTTATAATATTCATTTATTTTATTTAACAAAGGAACTCCTTTTTTTAAACCACCCTCAATGTTTGTAAAACTTTTAGGAAAAGTGGTAAATAAATCAGTGTCTATTTTTAAAGCGTCTTTAATTTCTTTAATAGAAAACCCTTTTCGTTTCATATAATAAGACAATTCGCCATTGTTAAATCCAGCCTCTCTACCTGTAATTACAATATTCATGGCATCACTCTCGTTATCTAATAATTGATATTTGTTTTTTCTTGACTTCTTAGCTAAATTTTTAGGAATAACTCTACTTCCATTAGGTCTACTAACAAATACACCTCCGCCACCTCCATAATTACCTAATGCTGCTCTTTTAGCTACGTATCCAGGGCCAACTCTATTCCATTGTCTTTGGATATCTGACACCATTGCTTGAGCACTATAGTAACCACTATCTGGCATGTATGTTTGATTTATTAAATCTAATTCTGTAGTTATTTTTTGTTCTTTATTTTTTCTTTTAGATTTAGGAGCTTGAATTTTTCTAACTCCACTTCCGTAAGGAGCTACAACTTGACTTTGTTGTGATGCAGATAAAGATTCTTCATAATTTTCTCTCATGACTTCAGGCATAAGATCAAATGCGTTTATTTTTTTATTAGGCACTCCTAAGACTTCTCCTAAAATATCATTTTGATAAGTTGAGTGATTAGAGTTTGCTTTTACACCTTTTGGTTTTAATACCAATAAAACATCATTTAGTTCAAAATTATTTTCTTTATAGAAACCATCTCTTAAACTTTCAATATCTATAAATCCATCAGATTCACTTATTAATTTATGCAATTCTGTGTTTGGTGTGTTTTCTTGTGCAATAATACCAGCTAAGAAGCTTTTTCTTGTTGTATTTGATTTTGCATTTTTAATTGCATCCCAGCTATCGTATTTTTCTACAATATCTCTTACAACTTTTATTGGTTGTTTATTAAAATTGTTTATGTTATTTTTAAACGTATTAAAATCACCTAATTTAGAAGTGAATATATCAAAAACATTTTTATTAGCTAATAAACTTGCTTGAGGTGAACCACTAATAATAAATATATAATCAGCATTTTTTGCGTTTTTTTCTAAAGAACTTTCTTTTAATCCACTTGCCCAAACAATATCATTATCTTTATTCTCTTGAACAAAAGGATAACTTGGACCTCCATCTATAACATTACCATTTACTTCACCAACACCTAATTGATCAGCAACCCAGAACCATACGTTTTGGTTTTTACTTTCTATATCATTAAGTAATGGGGTAATATCTAATTCGTTTTCAGGACTTATTAATGAGTTGACATAATCACCATCAAAATCTACTTTTTGTTCTTTGTTTTTTCTTTCATCGGTATCTAATACAATAGTAGTTGGATTTCCAATAGGTGCTGTTCCATAGCTATCTAACTCTGCTGTAATATCAGAAATTATTTTAACATCACTTTCAACTATCTCTTCACCTCTTCTTAATTTACCTGAAACAAGATTTAAAAAATCTATAACTTCTTCATCTGATTTAGATAAAGTTTCAGAAAATGGAGTTTTAATACCTATTTTTTTAAAAAATCTATTAAGTAATTTAATTAATTTGTTTTGCGCAGGTTTTTTTAATGAACCATATTCAGCAGCTAACACTCCCATTAATTCAGAAAATGCTTCTTCACTTTTATCTTCTGACTCATACTTACTAATAAACTTTTCTATTCTTTCGTTTAAGTTACCTTCTTGAGCAGGAAGAATTTTCTTTAAACTAATTAGCATTCTATTAAAAACTGCTGTTGTTTTAGCATCAGTAGAAATTAAAGCATTTGAAATAGCATGCACTACTTCATGATAAGGAGTACTTGTTGTAGCCTCCTCCATATTAATATGAATTGTTTGAGAAGTACTATTATAAAAACCTTTCGTAAGTTTCCCAGTGGCTTTTTTAAATTGTTCACTATTATCATGTATAACAAATCTAACCTTTGGTAAATATTTGTTTACAGATTTAGCAGCTTTTTTAGCATTTTTTATTAAAGTAGTTTGAAAGCTACTGCTTCTTTTATTAGGATTTTTAGATTTGTTTCTACTAATGTTAGGTGTAACAATTTCGTTTGTTTCAGTATTTTCATCAAAAAACGAATCTATATCTTCTTTGGTTTCAGTGCTTATTTCCTCTTCCGTTTCATTCTCATTTTCAAGTGCATTGGTTTTCTTTGGCTTTCCTTTGATCTTTTTGGGACCTTGTTCGGAAGATTCAGATTTGGAGTCTCCTTTTCCCATTTCGCTGCTATTTGTGGAAGATTCTGATGCATCCACTTTCGTTGTGCTTTGCTTCTGAAGGGCATCTTGTTTTGTTTTAATTTGTTCTGGAGTGGGATTTTCCACACCCTCTTCATTTAATTCATTTATTGCATCTTCTTCTGAGACAAAAGTTGGTAAATCACTTTGTTCTTTTTTTAATTTAGCTTTATTGTCCGCCTCTTTAGATCCTATTTCTCCTAATCTAACTTTTATTGCATCTAACTGAGTTTGTTTATCTTGATATGTACCCAAATCAGGGTCCATACCTTCCATCTCATTTGTTAGTCTATTTTTTTTAAAAATTAATTGTAATGCTTCTACTTTTTGTGATTCAGATAAATCACTTGCTACATCTAAATCAGTTGAAGCTTTTCTTAATATATTAAAATTTAAAAGTCTTGTTTTACCTTCAATTTTACTTATAAGACCTTGAGCTACATCTGTATCATTTTTTGCTTCAAATCCTTTAACATATGTTGGATCATTTTTTATTTGATTAAACATTTCAATCATCTGATTGGTTATGGTTTGTCCAGGGTTTTTACCATAGATACCATCCATAATAGCATAAGGAGAAGCTAAAGCAAATCCTCCTACAGCTTCTGCTGCTGCAGAATGTCCAACTTGTTTCCAGTATTCCATACTCCAGGCTTCTGGATTTTTAAATAAATCCTTTCCTTTTATCGAATTGTAAATGTCTTTTCCTCCAATATCAGTAATTTCTTGTAAAGCACCAGTTTCGGCTTCTGACAAAGCGGCTGGGGTTACTCTTGATGCAAATCTAAAAGCTCCACTTTTTGCAATACCACGAGTAGCTGAGTTGTCAAGAACATTTAAAACTGCTTTTCTAAACATAGCTGGAGTTGCACCTTTTGGAAGTTTAGCTAAAGCCTCTGAAGTTATTTTAGTAATAAACCCTGTAGCAGACTTGCCTGTTAATAGATTTCTAAAACCTACTGACTCTAATATACCAGAGGTAATAGCTAAAGGTAAAACGATAGCTTTTTTTTCGTTTTCACTTATCCATTCAAACTCAGGATTTAATTCCATTTGTTCGTTTAATTTATCTGCATGTAATAAAGCCATTCCAATTAAAGTTGATTGACGATACCCATCAGTTGCCCAGGCTTTTATAGCTTGACCCATTCGTTTCATAAACTTTTTACTTTGTTTATTTCCTTTGGGTATTTTTTTTTGTTTTATAGCCTGTACAATCATAGGTATTAAAGCTGGAAGAGACTCTGCAGCTCCATATAATCCAGTCATTACAATACCTGAAGCTCCGCCTTGATTCATTTGAGCTTGAACTCTTTCTTCACTTACATTTGCTACACCTATTAAATCTTGAAAAAAAGATCTTGATTCATCTTTAAAACTTTTTTTCTTTTTTTTAACTTTTTGATCTCCTACTAAATCATCTATTTGTTCAAATATGTTTGATATTCCAAATACAGGAGGAGCTGAAACCCATTCATCTTCTTCTATACTATAAAGTAAAGGTTTATCATATTTCATACGTGGCTGACTCATTCCGATACCATCTGAACCCCAATCATATCTAATACCTTTTCTTATGTCATAAACACCATTAGGCAATCGACTTAATCTTGGGTCATCTTTAACAATTAAATACTCACCTTGTAAAGCATTTCCTTTTAAATCTTTAGGTTTAGCTCCTAAATCTGTTCCAGTTCGAATACTTAATGAAGAAATATCTTCAATCCCTTCTTTCTCTACAAGAGAATTTATATCACTTTGGTCTTTTAAGCTATTTGACCATTCTGTAAATCCTTCTATTGATTCTTTAGCCGATTCAGGAACAAGAACACCTTTGTAACCTTCATATACTCTAATAAATTCAGCTCTATATTCATCCTCGTCCATTCCATAATCATTGCCAGCAATACCTTGTGCAACATTGTAAAACAAATCTAAACCTGTCCCACCAATAGTTGTAAGTGCAGAATCAAAATAACCAACAAATTTATTATAAAAACCACTTATTGCGGTTCCAACAGCGGTTCCATCTTGTTCTTTCATTCTAACATAGTTGCCTACAGCAACATCAACATCTTTGGCATTATCACTAAATGCGCTAAATTGTTGATTAAGAACATTACCTTGTTTAGCTAAATATCTACCTTCTTCTAATTCTAATTGATATGCCTCTGCAAATTCAGGGTCTTGAAACATTGATGCTTCTGCATTTGAAAAACGCAACATCTGTTCTTCGTGATTACTTTTTCTATCTAAATATTTACTAAACCTTGAAGAAATTGATGCAGAGTTTTTTTGTATAGCTTTTATATCATTAAGTCTTGCTTCAGCACTAAAGTACTTTTTTTTAGAAGCATCATAATTTGCTTGAAGATTACTAACTACCGAAGCATCTTGATTTTTTCTTAAAAAATCTCTAAGAGCTCTTGCTTCTTGAGAATTATCTCCTGCAAACCATGAGTCTATTTTAAATTGTTCTTGAGCACCAGTTTTAGTTGCAGTAACCGTTACATTATCAAAAACTCCAGATTCTTCAAATTCAAAACCATAATCATTAAAATGATAGTTTAGTCTATTGACAACAGGCTCTTCATCTCTTGTAAATAAGTTTTTGTTTATAAAAGCTAATGATCTTTCAAAAGGTGTTGCATCAGCATCATAAGTAATTGTATCATCTTCACCAATAGAAGTTAAATCAAAAGTTCCACCTTCCTCAGTTTCATCATATTTTACATTCTCTGTAATAGTTTCTGCACCTTCTGTAGGAGTAAGATCTTCATTTACTAATTCATTATTTACAGAGCTATAACTATCTCCCTCAACAATTTCATTTCCTACTCTTTCTGTAGTTACTTCTTCTACTTCTTCTTCTACTATTGGTGCAGATGCAGAAGTAAATCCTATATCTGATTTAAAAGTTTCTAAATCAGGAATGTCAAAATTTTCCAACATGCTTTCTCTGAAACGAATTAATTTCGATTCGTCTTGCATATCAACAACAAATTGCTCAAATGGTGGTAAATCAAATATAGATGTACCGCTTTCGTATAATTTTCTTAATACTTCTTCATTCATATTTAGTATGCTGTTGGTTTCCCTCCTTTTCGGTTGGCTAATTCATTATTTGCTTGATTTGTAATTTGTTGACCTGCCTCAGCTAACATCTGATCTAATTTAACAAAAGTTGTAGCCTTACCAATATCTAAATCACTAACACCAGGCACATTTATTACTTTATTGTTAAATGTAATAACTATTCTTTTTGTAGCTGCATCAAATTCAACTTTTGAATTACTTCTAAGAGCAGATGGTAAATAAGCAGTTAATACTTTTTGCAATGGTCCATCAATTTGTTTTTTTCTTCTGGAAGTAATCGAATAGCCGAAGCTTGGTAAAGTGGTTTGACCAGAAGCAATTTTATTTAATTCTTCAGCTCCTGTTACATTTGGTAATTTACTATTACCATCTCTTATAATAGCAGAACCTGCACTTTTAATAGGATAAGGATTTCTTGCTGCATAATTTACAGCATCTTCTCCGACATAAGTTTGAGGAATTTTTCCATTTGCTTTAGCAGCATCTAATTCAGCAGCGGTTACTGTTATACCTTTTGCTGCAGCTTTAATTGCATCTGTAGTTGGTTTATAACCTGCAAGCTCTGTATCCGCTTCTTCTTGTGTAATGGTATTAGCTAAAACCTTAGCATCTAAATCTGCTTTAAAAGCATCAACTAAACTTGTTGTAGCATTACTAATTTTTATTTCTGATGAAATTTCAACATCAGTCATATTTCTTGTACTCTTAGTTAATTTCTTATTACCTTTTCTATATGCAATTAAAGTGTCATCATAACTCATAGTAGCTGGAGTTACTAATTCAAATATTTCTCCTGCCAAATCCTCTGTGGTTCTCATTGTACCATTTGTATCTTTTCTACTTATTGTTTCTTTTTTGCCATTTTGATACGTTATTACAATATTATCTCCTTGTCTTTTAATTGAGTCAATTAAATCTTCTTCTCGAGTTTTACCTTTATTCATGTCTTGTATACCTCGTGCACTTGAACTACTAAATGAGCTCATGTCTCCAGCAACAATATCATTAACTCTTGTTAAATATCCAACATTTTCTTGTTCTACAGCATTTTGACCTATTGTTGTAGAATTAGCTTGTGGAAATTGAACACCACTTTTGCTTTGTATCATTTTACCCATTTGAGTTTCAAATTCTAAATCGGTCTTTTTTCTTACTTCTCCTTCTAAAAAACTTTTATCATTAGGTTCAAAAGTTGGAGGATTAGTATTAGCATTTACTTTAATCCAATACTTTTCATCTTTACCAGGATGTAATTCTTTAAATTGTTTTAATGATTGAGCATATTTAAATTCATCACCCATTTGTACTGCAGTTCTTGATAAAACAGTGTCATCATAAGAAACTTTATCATATATAGCGTCTTTTAAATCTGTTAACTGTGCTTTTATTTGAGGATCTGTATCTATTAATCTAACATTTTCTTCACTTAATAAATAAACCCCTGGTAAACCATCTACAGCCGTTCCTTTTACAGAAGTTTTTATAAATTGTCCAATTGTATCTGCGTATTCATTAACTTGAAATTGAATATCTCCAGAAGTTCTGGATGATTGAAAATTAGTTCTACTGTTTACACTGCTTGCAGGTAAATATGCCTCTGGATTATCTTCAAAAGATGGAGTTGAACCATCTTCGTTTAAAGTAATTATATATGAAGTCATAGTTCCTGGATCAAAATAATTTCTTTTTCCATTCATATTATTTATTCCTTCATTACCTTGAGCCAGAAATCTTTCGTCAGCACCAGAACTATTATCATTAATTCTTGTCATTGTTCTTTCGTTATATGCTTTATAACTTTTAGCAGCTATACCCCATTGAGCCATTTGATCTTTAGCTCTTTGCATCGATCTTCTAAAATCTTGAGGAGCTAATTCTCCTTTTTTTAATAACTTTTGTTGCATCATTAAACTTTGCTTTAAACTGTTAGCAAATTCTAAAACACCATCACTAAAAGTTTTATCTGCATTTAATTCTATTTTAGCTACAGAGCTATATAATTCATCAGCAGAATCATCAATTTCTTTTTTCTTTCTCTGCTTTTCATCACTTATATCAGTAAATACTTTTGTAAAATCTTTTGATATTTGACTGTAATTTACTCTTGATGCAGCATCTTTTGGTACATAAGTTTCGTAAATTGAAGGATCAACTGTATTTAAAGTTGGTTTGAATTCTGCCATTTTATTTGTTTATATTAATTACGATGGAGTTACTGGATTTCCTCCTAAGCCTCTGATTACTAAGTCTAACTCTGCTTGTTCCTCTGGTGTCATTAGTTTTCCATCTCTACCATACAGTTTACCAAAAGTTGCTGCAGATCTGACACCATCTCCTATTGAAGACATTCCTTGAGTTATATTAGCTGCTCGAGCTTCTAAAGCTTCTTTTTCTTTTTGAGATTCATCTCTCGCTTGACCTACATCCATTCCAACTAATTGTTGTTTAACATTTTCTCTTGATTGAGCTTTAGTTACGCCAAGATCATAAATGTCTTTTTGCATTCCAATACGAGTTTTTTCATTTGTCAATGCAGAATTTGCTGCAACTTTTCCTATTCCTGCTGCAAGATTTCTTGCATCTCCACTTTCTTGTAACGCTTGAATAGATTGTTGATTGTTAGCTTGATTTTGTTCAAATTCAGCTCCAAAAGCTTCTAAAGGAACATTTAATCCTTCAAAAAAGTTTTGTTGCACATTCTCACGAGCTTGATCCATAAGTCGTTTTGACTCTTTAGCTGCTTTATCTGCTGCTTTTCTTGCTTTTCCTGCTGCTCCAAAAGACATTCCTGTTGATGCAAGACTTGAAGCCACTCCTATTCCTGCTGCTACTGCTGTAAACGCTGCCATATTATATTTTTTTAATTAATTCACTGGTATATGCATCTCCTTTAATATATCCTAAATCTTCGTAAGTTTTAATTAAAGACTGGTTTTTTATTAATGCGTACATAAATGTTTTGTTTAAAGTTTTTGCTCTTTCTTCTAAAGATAACAAAAGAAGATTTATAGCTTTAGCTCTTTTTATTTTATCTTTATAATTAAAATTAGAAATAATAAAGTCACACCAAGCTATTCCTGAGTTTGTATTATATAAAAACCCTGCTACAACTGGTGTCTCTCCATCATAGACCATAAAACCTCCTTTACCCATTTCTGGTAAAAAATCTTGAGGTGGTGGTGTCCATCTCCAATCTTTCCACCAACCGCATAATACGTCTTGATAGTCAGAATCTTTAAGCAACTTTAAATTTAATTTCATTTAAAGCAAAGATAGTAAATTTCTATGGATAACTTTTCATCACACTACTTCCAACGGAATATAGTTCAACTGGATCAGTAGAGTTGTTATTAAGAGTAAATTGTAAAAAATATCCACGCGCTCCATGCGATTCAGCAACAGAGTTTTTAATGTACATAATAAATTGACCTGTAGTAGGAATTGTTTGTCCAGTAGTGTCTACAGTAATACTATATGCTCCATCTACATTACTTATTAAAGTTATAACGCCTGCATTAGTAGGACCATTTGTCGCTATTCCATTAACAACAGTAGATGCAAATGCAGTATCTCCTTGGCTTATAATGCCTCCTGGAGGAACTGAAAAAGTTATAACTGTTGCAGCAACTGGTTGCCCAGCTGCTATAGTTCCAATTCCAAGACCATTAGCTGAACGCTGTCTCCAATTAACTACATTATCATTTGTTCTAAGAAAAGAAAACCATTCGCCTTCTTTTTCTACAAAATATGTTTCTAACATAGATGCAGGTGTTCCATCTGTAATATCAGTTGATATTGCTGTTGCAGACCATCTTGCTTGGTTAGTATCAGTTACAGTGGTATTAGATTCATATGAAAGTGTTTTAAATAACTTTATGTTTTCAGTGGGTTGTGGATTAAAGACACTTGTAATGCTTGAAGCTGTAAAAACACCATAATAAGTATTACGATTAGCTCCAGTATTATGTCTAAAAATATTGCCGTTTTTAAATGTATAAAAATAACTATTCATTCCAATCATATATTCAGGAAGAAAAGAATAAAACGAAGGCCATCCTACAAAAGGTTCGCCTGTTGAATATGTTAATGTATATGCTGGCATAATTATTTATTTTCTAAATTAAATACAAACTACTAAAGACGTTATAACTCCGTTTGCTACTGTCATACATCGTCTGGTTCCTGATATTACAGTGCTATATTGCCCATTTATTAATTCATTAACTCCATTTGCATCTGTAAAAACCCAATCATTTACTGCTGGAACTCCTGCAGATCCTGATACTGGCATATTAAATACAGGTAAATCAAAATTTGCATATTCACACGCAACAGTACAATTGTTGCCAGATTGCGTACACGCAAAAGAAGTTAAAGCCTGAGGACATAGTACTGCAATACTCCATGCCGTACCACTACAAGGACCTTCTATTGTAAAACTAACATTTTCTGGAGAAGCATTAGGTTTTGGAATAACCATTACAGTATTGCCAGGAGCGTTAGTTGTAAAACTAACACCTCCTGAAGCTTGATTACCATAAGGTCCTAAAGTCGCTGGTGTTCCAGTATTTACAAATTGATTAGTACCAGAGTCATATTGAAAAGTTCCTCCAGTAGTCGTAGCCCCATTACTTCCATTTGCGTTGCTCATACTTAAATTACAACTTGATGCATTAGAAATTGTACCTATCATTCCTTGCAAGTATCCTTCACTTGGACTTGAATATTCGGATGCACTAACACTATCGTATGTCCATGTACATTTATCTGGTACACTTTGTGGATTAAATGTAACTTTTGAAGCACCTATAGAGTTTCCTAAATTTAATGTTAAGAAAAACTTTCCTGTTCCTCCAGATCCATTTACACCACTCCCACATGGAATTGAACAATTATCACATGGTAAAGGTTGTAGTAACGTAGGGTTTGAAGGTCCTCCAATTAATTGTCTTACAATACCGTTTTGACCATAATAACCATTAGATGCAACTGCAGTTAATGTTGAATTCGTATATACCATTGAAGCGTTAGCAAAACTAACTCCATCAAAATAATATGTTCCTAATACTCCCATAATTTTATTTAATTAACAAGTTCCTTGTTGTATTACTATTCCTGCAGAATTTACTTGTATCCATCCTGAAGTATATTTATAAAAACCAATTTGTAAAATATTAGTAGGATCACAAGTTGAACCACTATAAACTAAACTACCTACAACTGGATATGTAGTTGTTGGATTTGTATTTAAAAAATAGAAAGTCTGATTTAATGGTTGTCCACATGCGGTAGTTGCTGTTGACTGTACTCTACTGGATTGCCATGAAGTACAAACAAAAGTACAATCACAACATGCATCTGTTCCAGAATCTACATCAAAACATAATTGTTGTGCTGTAGTAGTTCTAAAATCATATATTACATATAAATATGTATTAGATAAAGGTAAAGTAAATGCTGGAGTAGTAGAAGGAGTTATTGTTCCTCTAAAAATATTTGGCGCTGGAGACGTAATTAAACCTGCTGGTATTATATTAGTAGCAGCCGCTAACAAAGCTGGTATTCCAGTTGTTACGTTAGTAGTATTTGCATACGCAAACGAAGAAGATAAATACCTTAAAGTATAAGGTAATGAATTAACATCAAAATTATCTGTACCAATTTTATTTGTTCCAATAAAGAAATCTACTCCATCATAAGGAAATACTCCTAAAGAACGTACACCTGATTGTAAATCAAATAAAGAAGCTATCGTTGAATTACTTCCTAATTCTACACTTGTACTTGCAATAGGACTTACGTGAGTTGCAGTATTCCATCCATATTCTGCGTGAATAAATTGACCAGCATCAACATTTGAATTTAAGACAACTTGTATTATTTTTATATTTTCTTCAGTTGGACAGTTTCCTACTAAAGAATAAGATGCTGCATTTGTTGGAGTTACTGTTATTGTTGCTTTAGTAGGTGAATTTAATGATTTATTAAATGTATAATTACCAGTAGTATTAGTTATAGTAACAGGAGTTCCTGTTATACCATTCCAAACTCCAGACACCACTACAGTTCCAGTTACTGTTAAAGTTACTGTTGTAGTAGAATCTATAATTTGCCCAAAATCTATAACAAAATCTTTTGCAATTGTTTTATTATTAAATTCTAAAGTTGTTCCACATGGTATTGGTGGCACAGGAAACGGTACTGGAATATCATTTGTGTTTAAAACATATTCATCCATATAAGGATCAAATGCTCCTAATTTTTGCGTGGTAAGTTGTGTTATAAATTGATCTCTAAACCATGAACGCATTCCTTGTTCTGAAATAACAGTTAATGCAGTGTTGTTACGATCTGTACCTTTTAATTGTAACACAGCTAAACGCTTAGTATCAGTAAAAAACATATGAAAACCATGTGCTACAAAACTTTCTGGATTAAAACTTATACCATATTCTTCAATACGAGCTATTTGTGTTCCTAAAATTTGTGGAACGGATATAATAGAACCTCCACCTACAGCATCAGTAATAACATTTTTACCTGCAATAACATAAGATATTCTATCTTCTTGCAAAACTAAAATATCTGTTTCTCTTGGATGCATTTTCATAATAGGTCCAAAAGAACTTTCTAATACTTTAAAATTAGCTAAACCTAAATTAAATTCATTTAAATTATTTACACCTGAATTACTGCTATACACACCACTGTATGTCATTTCATTAAATCTATCTGCTTCTGAATAATCTGTGTTACTTGCACCTAATGCACGTTGACCCATAACTACACTTTTAGCAGCTAATAAATCTTTTATTTTATAACTTTCTACACCATTTCCAAAAGTATAAACATCCATAAAATCTAAAGTTATAAACGCATCAGTATTTGCTGTTTGTTTAATGTCTCCTGGTTTTCCGTTAATTTGATGGAATCCTCCTTCTATTTCAAAATCTTCAGAAGCATCATAAAATATTTCAGTATTTGCTGCAGCTGGTTCTGTTTCAAAAACCATTAAATTATTAGCTCTTGTAATTACAATTTCTATTTCACAAAAAGCATCGGAATCTTTTGCAGGCCATTGATGTCTACATCCTTTAATGCCTGGTTTAATAGCTAAATATAATGGTTCAGTTAAATTAATTGTTCCATTATAATTTTGTTGCCAAAATTGCCATCTTGCACTATCATCAACACAAGTTACATTTGAAGCTGAAGTTGCAATATCAGTGACAAATACTGAGTCTCCTGTATTTCCTTCAGTAATTACACCTGTATTAGGATCTATATTATCTCCTACAAACCACTCATAAAGATTACCATAAGTTCCAGAAGAAACAAATTGTTTTTCAAATTCGTATCTTTTTCCATTACATCCACAACACCTGTCTTGTCGACCATATATTGCTTTTATGTAAATTATACTTCCAGCTGGAATATTGTAAACATTATAAGTAGTAGGATTTACAGTAGTATTAGAGGTAAAAGCAGGATAGTTAGCTTGAACCGTACAACGATTCTCTGAATCAGACCTGTCTTTTATTTCACCTTCTTCTATTACTGCATCATCAAGAACAGCTACATTAAAGTTTTGAGCTTTAATAATCATATATAAACCAGGAAGTTGAAAAGTATCTTCTCCTAATTCGTTAGTTGTAGCTAAAAAGTTTTCAGCTTCTGCTACTACATCTAAAATCTCACATTCAACTATAGTTTCTATTGGACCACTTACATCTCTTTTAACAAAAAGAGTTTGTCCTTTAGTTACTTTGTTTTGATTATCTCCTTCTAATTTAAAATATATATTATTGTTACTTGGACGAACATAAAAAAAGTTAGAGTAAATAGTTTCATAACCTGCTTTACTTGGTTTAACCACAAACTTATAACGAGTTGCCCAAGAGGGGGGAAAACTTGATATAGTTACTTGTATTTCATTTTTAGAAATAGAAGCACTTGCAGGTACATAAACAGTATTATATTCAGAAACTAAAACTGTTGATGCTCTTGCAAAGTCATCCATATAAACTAAGCCAGTTTCATAATCTCTATTGCTATGTAATGAACCAGTATCAAATGTAGATGTGAAATTACCTGTAGCAAGTTCAACTCTAAAATACTCCCACAAATTAGTTGTAACACCATTTGTAATATCTTGAAATTGCATAGCAATTGGTTGAAAAGAAATAATGTTTGAACCAGGAGTTGTAACATATCTAAACCCTTGTTGAGCCGTAGCATTTGTTATACTACTATTAAATTTAGTCCAATTAGCACAATTAGTAGGGACACTTAACGCACAATTAAATGTGTCAGTTAAAGATGAACCTTGAGCACATGTAGCTATTGGTTGAAAATTACTATTTAATACAGTACCTATTCTTGAAGCAAATTCTGGGCTTGAAGCCATATCATATACTGAAGAAAAATCAGTTGGTAATCTAAAAGAAAAAGACACAGTCGCATCTCCATTACTAAAAGTTGGTAAATAACAAGGTGTTGTTGTCGTCCCATTAATTTGATCACGAGTTAATCTAATGTCAAAACTTATAGTAGAATCTTTTTTTAATTTAGTTGCTATATCTGTTAAATCAAACGAAGCTAAAGAATTAATTACTGTTACAGATGTTCCAGATAATGTATAATCTATACCAGTTGAAAGTGTGGCATTTTCTAAAGACTGCGCATCTACTAAAATTGATTTTAAAGAAGTTTGATAGTTAATAGCAATTTTACTTTCAGTGCTATTAGTAATGTTATATTGATCAACATAATTTCCATACATTAATCTATTTCCTTGTATTATTTGAGCTTTAGCTGTACGAGGTACATTATCATATAATCTTAATAATTCATCCGAACCAATAACATTATATATTTTACTGTTATTAAATACATAAGTTTGAACACTATTATTAGCCCATCCATAATCTGATTTATCAAATTTTTCTATAACAAAAATAGTGTTACTATTAGAATCTTTATATAATAAATCTACTTGTTTAACTTGTCTTGGTCCAGTGTTAAAACTAACTCTTACAGAGTTATATTCATTAACCATACCAGCATTGTTGTAATTGTTGGTATCAAAACGAAAAGCTCCTGGTTGAAAAGCAGCTAATGAGAATAATGATGTAGCACTATATTCGTTATCTTCATAACGAAATCTATATGCAAAAGACAAAAACCTGTTTTCAATATAATTTTCATCTCCTGGTGATTGTAGTAATTCTAATGTAGGAGCACTTAACTCTAAACCTGAATATCCTGGTGGTTTTAATATAACATTTAAATCTTCTACAGTTACATTATCACTATATGGATTTGTTGTGTTAGGGTCTAAGTAATTTCGAGTAACATTTATTTTTCTTGGAGGATTTAAATCATCTGTCCAAAATAATAAATCATCTATTAAACTAACACCAGTTATTAAATAAGAAGTGTTAAAATTTAACACAGATGTTGATGCCACATGTATTGTAACACCAGTACTAATTGTGTTATAAGAAATAATAGCATCTAATGTGCCTCCACCTACAGCTGAATTGGATGGGTCATGAACAAACCAATATATAGTCTCGTGAATCCCATCTTCTAACGCTCCAATAGTTATAGCATTTGTTGAAAAAGTTACATTATTCCATTTTATAGTAGTAAGTTGCTCATTACCTCTTGAATTCTCAACAGCACCCACTTCTGTGGTTTCTGTAGAACCTAAACGTACATTAAGTGCATCAATATACTCGCCAGGAGGAAGAAGTCTTTCATCTATAGACTTATTCATCCTACCTTTAATAAAATTAGTAGTTACTATACCCATATTATTTTATCCATTTATTCTGACCTCTTAAATTTTGTAAGAGTCTGCCAGGATGTATATTACTTAATCTTATTTTTGCATTTCGTAACAAAGACGATTTGTCTTTTCTTGCTCTATTTACAATATATTCCTGAACACCAAGTCTTGCGTTTAAAAGAGAATACCTAATATAAGCATAAATGTATTCTTCAAATAATTTATTTACACTAACTTGAGAATCATCACCATTTTCCATACCATCAGAAACATATTCTAATACTATCGATTCTGCTTGTGCGGCTGAACTAAAATTAATTACACCTGCTTTTTTGTCTATTGTAAAAGTAGGATTAATATTTGCTGTTTCTGTATTTAATCCAAAACGTGCTCCTATAGCATAATCAAAATACCAACACCCATCTAAATTATAACCTTGTTGATTATTAAAAGGACTGTTGTCATTTAAATAAATGCCAGCCGTTGCTCTACTTAAATCTACTTCTGAATCTTGAGGACTTAAAGCGTTTCCATCTTGATCAAATAATACATTGGAATTATTATCTTGCAAATATGCAGATGACCAATTAGTATGAATGTTTTCTGATAAAGGATATAATATACCACCTTTGTAACAAGAAATTCTTACCCAATTTACAAAATCAGAAGGTAATACATATCTGTATGAATTATCTAAATCAAGTTGCAATATTTTAATTTCTTTCATTGCATCATAATTCAATTCTTGAATTCCTCTTTTTGCATGAAATAAAACTTGGTATCTACTAAGATTGTTTATTATTTCGTGATTACCTTGATACATCAACATAAAATTATTTACTATTTCTTGTAAAGATGTATATTGATATGAGCCCCAATTTGAATCTGTTGGAACAGTACCATTATTTTCGTAATATTGATATTGAGATATATATGCCATGTTATGATGATTCTTGTGTTTCGTTTATTTCTTCTTGTTGCCCAAACTTATAGACATCAGCTTCTCTAATTTCTATACCTACATATTGACAGATTTTAGCAATTAAAAGTGGCTCGTCTGATAAAGGTAATTCAAAATCTTGAAAACTTGTTGAAGTTGGATCAAACAATGGTTCTCCAGATTGTAAAGAAATAAATGTCCATTGTGGTGTTAAAGGATATCTTACATATTGTGTTTGTATAGCTCCTCCTTGTATAATTGTGTTTGGATATACCGTAATAGTATTAAGATCCAACACATACGCTGGAAACTGTGTTGTGGGAGCTGTTAAATTAGAACTTGTAAGTAAAAATATTTTATTTTGATTTACCCTTTCTACTTCTGTAATATTATTATTGTCATATATGCTATAGTTTTCAGCTATAGCAAAAACATTATTACTTACTACTAAAACATTATTATTAGTTATAGCCGTAATATATGCAAAAGTATTATCTGATGTATTAGTTATTACATTTCCTACTTGAACTGTTGTAGTAAAATTAGCATTTACATCTGTTAAAGTATTTGCTGCCGCAGCTGTTGTTGTTCCACTGGCCTTTAATGTAGGATAGTAAAATATTTTGTTTATTAAATAATAATCAACTGGTAAATTATATAAATTAGATAAACCAACATTAGGTTGTGCTAAATAAGATGTAATTGAAAAACTATCAATTACTTCAACTAAACCTTTTACAATGTCTGCATATCCAGTTCCTGAAGTACGATTGTTTTCTCGGTTTATCCAACTGTTGTATTGATAAAAATAATCTTCATAAATGTCAAGTTGAGCCTGCTTACAATATAGATTAAAATCTTGAGGTGATATATATCCATAATTGTTTTTATTGGCTATAGCTAAGACTGTATTACGTACATCGTTAATAGGCATAATAAAATATTTATAACAAAGATAACAAAAAAAAAGAGGCTACTTTTATTTAGTAGCCTCTTCTTTAAGTTAGTAAATTTTACTTCTAAAAAACTCTCAATATAAAATATTCTCTGCCGCCTAACCATGTAGCGTTAGTCGATGAATCATAAGTATTTAAAGGCGGAACAAAATCTACTGATATATCAGACCATGGTTGTTGATACGCTGAAACAGCTGCATCTTGTATTCCAGATTGAAAATAAAAGTTTTTTGTTTGATCTATAGCTCCTGTGTCAGATAAAGCATATGTAATAGTGTTAAAATCACTTGATTCTACATCATATTGAATTTTTGCAAATCCTCCAGACGTAACTGCTGGTATTGGACCTACATTACTTAGATTTGATGTTCTTACTAATTCTTCAAAATTATCAGGTTTTACTCTACTTACAATATAAGTTTCGTTATTAGTGAACACATCATCTAATACACCAAGTTTAGTAACTGACACTGAAGTAACTGAAGTTACTACACCATCAATAATGTTAGTAATTGAATCTCCTATTTGTACACCTGCTGAAACAAAATCAACTCCTGAAGTATCAACTAAAAATTTAGCTTCAGTACTTGAGGTAGTTCCATATTGTAATACAGTTTTTTCTGGCATATAAATATAATATGCTGCTGCTGCAGGCACACCAGTTCCTTGTGCCGCTGTTGGTCCTATAGCAGTTAAAGCTAAAACGGTATCTGAAGTGATTGCAGTTACAATATACATTTGTCCTCCTGTTGCTGTTGCTGTTGTTCTATCATGAACAATAGCGTTTATCAATACTCTTTGAGTAAAGGCAGCGCCTGTGTCTGTAAGAGTCACCCCTACTGGTGTTGTTGCTGTCCCTGATAAGACAACTTTTAATACTGGTACTTTTATAAATTTTTCCATTTCTATATTCATTATGCTATTGCTATTGCACTTAGCGGATTAATAATTACTTCAACAACTGCAGGGTATACGACAGGTGGTGTAGATGATCCTTTAGGGTCATGCTTAACCGATACTTCTGTCCATCCTGATGTAAGAGCACTTTCAATTGCTTTTGTTATTGAAACTTGAAGAGCTGGAGTTGCGACTGCTGATGCAGCTGGCCACGTTAACGTAATAGTTTTTCCTCCTAAATATTTGATTGAAACCGATGTTGTTGTTGGTTGACCTATAAGACTTATTCCAGTTATAGATACTAATTGTGATTGACTATTTGTCCCATTAGCATCTAATACTGGGATACTTAAAAATTTTTCCATAATAATAATGTTTTATGTTTTAATAATAATGTTATGATAATACGATGTTTGATACTGCATAAACAGGAACTGAAATTAACGCTGGTTGTTTCCAATCTGTTTGTAATGCCGAAACTATTTTGTCTTGTAAAAAAGATCTAAATTGTGTTCCTGAATTTGTTCCTGAAGCTGCACCTACTGTAGCGTGAGTAATTGTAATTACTTTTCCACTTCCGTAAGATATAACTGTTGATGTAGGTGCTGCTGCTGCTGCGCCAACTTCAATAAGTTTTATATCATTACAAGGAACTAAGCTGTTTTGTTTTCCAGTTACTGGAATACTTAAAAATTTTTGCATAATAATAATAATTTATGTGTTAATAAGACACAAAGATACAAAAAAAAACTACCTTTTTTGGAGGTAGCTTTTAAATTAGTTGTATGTAAATAATACTATTGGTCTTCAGTTTTTAATCGTTTCTCTAAAGCTTTAAAAGTTTCAATTCCATCATCCGATTGAAAGTAAGAAGATATAATAAATATTGGTTCTTCTCCAAAAGGAATAGTTAACATTTTCTTTTTGTTTTTAGGTAAACTAAAATAAACATCTTTGTTATTATTTCTATAACTTAAATATCCAGCATTAAAAAATTTAAACACTTTGTCTTGTAAATCCAACATAGGATCATTTAATGAATCCATAAAATCAATTGGTTCTTGTTTAGCATACAATAATATGTCTCTTTTAATTTCTGTTGTAGACATTTTATCTACATCACCACCTAAAAGAACACGTGCTATTGTAATTAACTTTTCTGTTTTTAAACCTTTAGCTATAATTTGTGCTTCTAATTCCATTTCTACAATTGATAGTTCTTCAGCTGCATCACGTTCTTGATTTATTTCTTCATATAGATTTCCGTTTTGTGGATGAATATTTAAAAATTTCTGTAGAACTTGATTTTGTTTAGGAACAAATAAAATACCATCTTCGAACACTATAGGTTCTAAAATTGCATTTCCATCTTGTTCATCTTCAAAAGGTGACTTTTGATTTCGCGCATAACGTAAGGCACGATTAGTTCCTTGTTCTTCGTCAAAATGTAATAAAGGAAATCTGTTTGAGTTTCGAGAGGCTAACATAAAAGATAATGGAGCGCTTTCTCTTGTAAGTCTGTAGAATTTATCTACAAATTTTGATTGTTTTTTCATTATAATATAATTTAATTTGATTTATAAAAAATAATTACCCTCATCATTATAATGAGGGTAAATATTACTACTACTTATTAGTTTTGGAATAAGAAGAAGTTGTTTGCACCTAAAGTACATACAGCTCTTTCTGATAGGAAGTTTACTTCCATCGCATCCAAGTCACTTGTTCTTGCACCACCAGCAGAACCAGTAATCCAAGTTTTGTAACGTCTGTCTTCAGTTTCTGAAGCTCTATATCTAACATGTAAGAATGGTCTCTTCGCGTTCTTACCTAAGATTTGATCATATACAGTAGTTGAACCAGCTGGAACTAAAAGTCCGTTTACTGCTCCACCAACCATGTCACCTCTCATTGTAGGATCGTTTAAGTATTTCCAATCTGACTTGTAGAAATCATAACCTCTTCTGAATCCAGTGAATCCAAGATTTAAAGCCATTTCTTCATCATTGTCAAATAAACCATATGAAGTACCACCTGCTCCGTAAGAGTTTTGTGCTGCTAACATATCATCAATATCAAATGAGAAGTTTCTGTTAACGAAAATTACATTTTCCTCAATAGAACCTTGCTTATCAAGTCTTTGAATTATTTGGTCAAATTGTGCAAGAACTTGTGGGTTACCACCGCCCCAAACATTACCTCTTTGTCCAACAACGAAGAATATACCATCTGAACCATTAAGGTTAGCGGCAGAAGCACCAACTCCAGTTCCTTGTAAAAAGTCACCAGCTCCAGATGTCGCATCTGCAGGTACTGCTTCTATCATTGCAGTTTCTAAGTAATCTTCAAAACGTAATCTTGTTTCGTGCTCAGATTTTAAATACCACAAGTATCCACTTGCACCATTTTCAGTTGTTACTTCAATCCATCCAATTTGAGCCATGTCAGAACCAGAAACAGCATATCTGTCTTTGATTATAATTGGCTTGTTACTGAAGATAAAGTCATCAGCTTCTTGAGATCCTTGCATACCTACAGTTCCTTTGTTAAATTCAGAACCATATACAAAAATATCACAAGATACACCAGCAGCTACTGCTTGTCCAGTTGCTTCATAATAAGCAATAGTTACAAGATTTGGAGCTGCAGCCGTTGGAGCTACAGTTACAATACCTTTGTTGCTTAAATTTGATCCAGCTGTATTATCAGTAATCATTACTGTTTGTCCTACTCTAAGTGCGCCAAAACCTTGATTCGTTCCTCCTAATGCAGGATTGAAGTTAGTAATGTTGTTTGGAATAGTCCATTGCACATTTCTCGAAGCTGCACCTGCTGCTGAAGCAGAAGTACATCCTTGATATTTTGTGTGTAGTCTTCCTTGTTCTGCCCATTTGATAAGGTCAGAATTAGAAGGCATTTCAGCACCTACCATTCTTAAGAATGATGCTACTGTACGATTTCCATATCTTTCAAATTCTTTTTCATAAGTATCTGGAAGATACTGATTTAAGAAATCAAAGTTGTTGATATAGTTTGTAGACAACGGTACTTGTTGACTACTTGGTTGTAAATCAAAACCAGGGGTTACATTTACTGCCATAATTTTTAAATTTTAATTGGTTAAACTTATTTTTTTGTACTTCTAATTTTGAGTCCTCTTCCACTGGTATCCGATTTACTCTTAACGGTTCTTATTTGAAGACCATCACGAGTAGCTAATCTTGGGGCTTGTCTAATATCCATATTAATGTTTTTTGATTTTTTAGAAACATTATCTACAGTATTAGAAACTCCTTGATTATAAAAGTGTTGAGCAAATTTTTCTGGATTCATAGCAACCGAAATTGCTTTATGATATTCTTTAGCGTCTTTAATTAGTCCTGAATCATCCATAAATTTATTTAAAAAATTATTGAAATCAGATTGGACATTTTTTAATTCTTCTGAAGTACCAGGTTTGTAAGTAATATTTTTATCATCCCCTACATTGAAATCAAAACCTTTGAAATCATTGGTAAAAACCTCATCGGTTTTTTGGTGGAAATATTCATATTTCTTTTTGTTTGCATCAGCAACAGTTTTAGATTCTTCAACATAACTTTTATAAGCGTTAAGATTTTTTTCTTGATCTTGAGATAATCCACCCCCACTTGACTCAAGAGGGATTTTATATTTATCTTTTTGTTCATTTAAAAACTTCTTTGCTTTTGCAAGTTCTCGTTTTTTTGCTAATTTAATTTTCTTAATATCTTTAGGATCATCTAAGTCTTCATCAAAACTAAATTTATCTTCTATGATATCTTGAATATCTTCAGAGTCTAATCCTTCTTCGGTAGACTCATAATAATTAGCGAGTACAACATCGTCTTCCATGCCATCAATGTCTTTTTGTAAATTATAGAAGTCATTAATACCACGTCCAGTATCTTGTTTGTACTTAAAATACGCAGACACATCTTCTGGTAATTCAGGGTTTGCCTCTTTTTCCGCAAACAATTCATCAACAGAGTTTATATCTTTGTTGTATCTATTCTTAATATAAGAAAGAACGTCTTCGTCATTTAACTCTGACGAGGGAGTATTTTGTTGTGTATCGTCTTTTTCTGACTCAACACTATTATCGTTTTCTATAGAAGATAAATCAATTCTTTGAATACCATCAGAATTCTCTTCTTGAGATTCAAATTGTTCTTCGTGGTCTTGTAATAATTTTTCTTCTACTTGAGCTTTTGACTTATTGTCAAAGCCATCAATTGCTTTTACTTTAATTTCCATTAGATTTAATTTTTAACAAAGTTAATACTTATTTATTTAAAATTTTAGACATTTTATCTTGGATTAAATTCTGCAAAATCAAAACCATCTAAACTGTCTTCATTAGATTCAAAGTTAATAGGAGGTAATCCTCTTTTCTTTTGTTCTATCATTTCAGAAGTTTGTGTAGATTGTTGACTTATTCTATTATCTTTTGCTAATTCTCTTTCAGTTTCTCGAGTTTGAAGTTGCTCAGATTCAACTCCTTTTAATTGCATTTGATAACTAAATTCTGTAGCCATTAAATCAGCTTTTAATTTAGCTTCAACTTGTAATTTTTGAATTGCAAATTCCATTTCAGATTGAGATAATTGAACTTTACCTTGTAACTCTTGCTGAGTTTGTTGCATTGCCATTTGTGCCGCAGCTTGTTGAGCTTCCATTTGTTGTTGAGCTTGCATTTGTTGAGCTTGCAATTGTTGAGCTTGCTCTGCTTCCATTTTTTTCTTACGTTTTAATTTAAGAAGTTGATTAGCCATTTTTAAATTATTAACTTCTCTAATATCAATAGCATCTTCTAAACTAATATCTTTTTGAGATAATGCCATTTGAATATTTTGTTCAAGCATTTGTTTTTGTTCTTCATCTGGAGACATTTCTATAAATATTCCAAAATCATACATATATAAATCTTTTACTTCTTCTAAAATATTTACATTATATTTTCCTATCTGCATTGCAAATTCTTCTCTAAACTCTGCAAATTCTAAAATATCAGCTGTTCTAATAGCTAAACATTCTGCCATTCTACGTGCAATAAATAAACTTGCATCTAAAATATGTCTTGTAGCTACATTAGAATTTAAAGCTGCTAATTTTTGAACACCTACTAACGAATACGGATCAGGTTTAGAACCATCTCTGGCTTCATTTAAACCTGTCACTTGTCTAATCATATCTAAGTAATGATTGTAATTACCTATAAGCATTTGTAATTTACCAGCACCACTATTAGAAGTTAACTGAGTAATTGGAACTTTAGCATTATTAAATTCACCATCTTGAGTATAACTTCTTCCTACAACACTACCAGTTTGAAAATATAAACGTAATGCATCTTCAGGATTATAAGCATTTCCAGAACCTAAATCAACTTCATTTAAACCATCAGCATCAATAAACACACCATCTGGCACAACTCTTGATACTACTTGTTGTATTTTTAAATGAGTCATTTGAATTAAATCTGCAAATGGAATCATTCTACGAGTTAAAGATTCAAAAGCACCTTTATAATTTCTTGGAGCACAAGCTACGTAATTAGAATAAGCATATTGACTTGCAGATTTTGGACGAACCATGTTTTCTGCTAATTTCCATTGAAGCATAATGTTAGTTCCCATAACCATTACACCATCATACCAAACATCTATTCTTTTTTCTATTCTTTCAAATTTATTTTCATCCTGCATTTCTTGAGGAGGATTAAATTCGTCAGTTTTAGCTACAGTTTTAAAAGTACCATCAGCCATTTCTTTCTTTTTATAAACAAAAGAATGAGTTGATTTATAATTAAAATATAATAACGTAGCGGTATCTCTGTGAAACATGCTATTATTATACGCTTGAGCGCCATCATAATAATCATACCATGATTGACTGTACTTAGATATTTCTTCTAAATCTGAATTAGTTAAAGAAGGATCTATTTTTATTAATTCTCCAATTGGAACTGTTTTAATTTCACCCCAATAAAAACAATCTTTAAAATAAGGATCTTCTGTATAACTATAAACAACATTTGCGGGATCTACATAATCAATAGTAACTCCCTGTCCTTGAAGAAACATGTGTTTTGCAACTCCAACACCTAAAACTGCAATATCGTAATCTACTCTTTTACGAGTATCATCATAATGATTTTCAGCAAACAAAGTATTAATAGCTTCTTCTTCTGCAATTTCAACAGCTGGCTTATACTTCATGTTCATAAACAGTTCTAATTCCTCACCATTTTCTGGCAATTCTTCTTCTGCTATATTAAAAGTGTCTATACCAAAGTCTTTGTTCATTTGTTGCAAAATAGGTTTAGCTATCATATCTGCTTGAACAAGTTCTTGAAAAGCATTTCTTTTTTCTGCAGACATTACATCTTGAGCATATGCATTAACTTTGAAAAGTCTATCTGACATTCCATTAACTACAATGTCAATAAATTTAGGAATAATAGGAACAGGTGTCCAATCTAAGTTTAAATAACTTAAATCTCCATCTACTGTAATTTCGTTTTTGTATTTAGCAATTGATTGCTCTCCTCGCGCGTACGTTCTTAATCTATTGTATTCTGCCCATTGACTATAGAATCTGCAATTATTTCCATCTTTTCTGAACCATTCATATTGAATAGCTTGGCCTACTTTTAATCCAAACTCCATTGTGTCTTTTGTAGAATCTGAAACAAATTGGTCTGGAAAAGCAGCCGACTGTATATTTACTTTTACTTCTTTCATCTGTTAAGTAGTTGGCTTATTGAACTCTTGTTATTATATCTTGCAAAGTTAATGCTTATTTTTGATTTTTCTTTAGTCGGAGTATATAGGTGTTTCTGATTAGCCATAATTGCTAATCCAGAACTAATGGCTGCATCAAACTTAGTTCTATTGCTAATATCAAATTTAGCCCAGTCTTCTAATGTTCTTTGAAAATACATCATACCCATATCATCTTGCTGTCTATAACTGCCATCCATATCTAATCCAACATGTTTTTCAATGTAAGATTCTATGGCAGATGCGTGAGCTTGTTTAACATCTTCACTTGAATTGGGTATACCGCCTAATTCTTTTTCTGTTTTTGATAATTTATTATATTGTTTGTCAGGTCTATTCAAGCTAAATTTTCTATAACCTCTATTTTTAAAATGATATAACAATCGAGGTTTGTTGTTTTCTACTAATATTGGCATTCCATAAAATATACAAGCCATTAAAACTTCTTCAAAAAATATTTCTGCAGTTTGTGGTCGAGCTATGTATTCTAAAAAAAAATGATTGCTTGGAAATTCTTCCATATTAAATTTAGACAATCCATGCAAAGCTCCGTTAGAACCAGTTCCAACTACAACACCTGATATGTCATAAGAATCACAACCAAACGAACCTAAATGTTCATTTCCAGGATACTTTAATCCTTGTTTAGTAATAACATTATTTTGCATACCAGATTTAGGTAAGTAAGATACAAAAAATCTACCTCTTTTGTTTGGAGTCCAAACAACTGTAGTATCTTTAATTCCATCTTTCCAACTAAATGAACCTTGTGTTACGTGATGATCAATTATTAACGAATCATTATAATCAATTTGTTGATATATTTTAGTTAAATTAAACAATGATTGTTTAGATTCATCTCTAAAAGCATGTGATTCAGAACGAGGAAATTGACGATAATATTCATTTAATGCATCTGGATCTGAAGCTAAAGACTCTACTTCATTTTCCCAATAATTAATAGCTCCAACATCTATATTTTCTCCATCTATTCCTTTAATATTTAAATCTTCTCCTCTTAAAACTGGCATTCCATGTCTATCAATAAAACCTTCCATATTCCATTCCATAGGAATAAATAAATTATATAAACCACTTTTTGTTTGTCCATTTGAATTACGTTTGCTACAATCTGAATCGTAAAATAATTGTTTAAAATTATTACCACCTTTATCCAAAGCATTTGATGTTGACCCCATCATGCATTTTCCTATAATTTTTCTACCTAAACGTAAACAAGTTTTTGTAACCCTCCAGTTATTTAATATGTTATCTGGTCGTTCCCATTTACCACTTTCATCATGTAAAAGTAATTGTAGTTTTTCTCCATCATAACTGTTATCTCCAGTATTTTTCCAATCAATAGTTGTGTCTAATCCTTCTAATTGTTCCTCTCCTAAATCAAACATATTTTTTTTAGTAATTTTAGATGCTGGAACTCGATATGCTAACTCTGTTTTTGGTTTATCCATACCATCTTGAATGGGTTTAAAAAAGAAAGGATAATTATTTGAAATAGGAACAACTTTATCTGTAAACATTTTTTTTGCATCAGAACCAGTTTTTGATAATATACCTATACGAGAATCTTTGTTTATAGTTCCCATATTAACACCTTCTCCTGAAGCCATAAATGAAAATCCAGAACGTCTTATTTTTAAATAACACATTCCAAAACTTCTTTTATCTAATTTAGATGCTTCCCAAAATAAAAAGAAAATTCTATTTGCTTCTCTAAAGTCAGGAAGACCAATGTCAATTTTTGTCCATTGCAAATACATGTAATGAGTACCTGTAATGTAAGTTGAAATTCCATTGTTTAAAAACCAATAACCCTGTTCTCTTTTATTAAATTCATCTTCAATATAATCAATCCATTGATTTTTAAATTCAGAAGGTGCTTCGTGCCATTGAAATATAGACTGTACTCTTTTTAAAGATTTAGGATATTCAATAGGTTTCCAAAATTGATTTTCTGATTTTAATTTAGAATGTATTTTAGGGGTTTGTGGTAAGGCTATTTTTAAATTATTAATATTATATATATCACCAATAGTTCCATTTTTAGATACAATTATAATATCATATTTTTCGTTATAACCTGGTTCCCAAGTTTTTGCTTTATTTTTTTTTGCTATAACTGCATTAGGTATAACATTAAAAATTTTAACGTATAAATTATCTTGAACGTGATTCTGCAAATCCTTTTGGTGTATTATTTTGTTTTATATCTATACCTTCTAACTTATTATTTTCATCTTCAATACGTTTTAAAATTTCAAACGCATCAAATATTGCTAATTTTTTAGTTGCTGCTGCATTTTTTAATCTATCTGCCGCTAACTCATCATCTTTATCATATTTAATAATATCTTCTTTAGCAACTTTAATTAATTGAGTAACAGCTTTTTGTCCAGCTTTTATAATTTCTAATTTTAATTCTTTATTATTCATTATAATAGTAAAGTTATATTATTAGTAAACATTCTGTATAGAACTTCGTCTTCAATTATAAACTCATATTCTGATTCTGGTTTAAAAGATATCTCATCTCCTTCTTTTAATCCTAAGTTTTCTAATTCTGTATTAATGTATTTAATAATACCCATTAAAGGTTCTACACTACCACTTTTTCCTAAAAAAGATTCTTTAATTGGAATAGGTTTAATAAAACAATACTTGTCATAACCTCTCCATTTATTGTTTGATTTAAATAAAAAGAATTGATCTGGATCTACAAAAAATAAATTTTCTCTAAAAAAAGATTTTCCACTTTTTCTACGACCTTGAATGTCATTATAAAATTTAAAAACATTATGATGTACAACTAAAGTGTCTCCAATTTTTACTTCTCCTTTATAATTTATAGGAAGTTCTATAACTTCCGCAAAACGATTAGAGGCTTTATGATTTTCTTCTGAAGTACTGGTTATAAATTCTATACCAGCTATGTTAGTAGTGTTGTTATACCTCTTATTATTAAAGGGTTTAACAATAAAAGAATATGGTGATTGCATTAAAAGTTTATATTATACTCTAAGGATATTGGAAGAGTTGTTTTAAACTCTTTCCATAGTAACACTTCTTCACCTCTATGAATCCATATTTTATACGATTCGGTAGTTGGCTCAGACTGTATTAGATGTATGGCATAATTGCCGCCTAATACTTCTTGTCCTACAATATAATGCATAGCACCAGACTTGTAGTCTGCTCCTATGGAGATTTTCCTAATATCCATTTGATTAAAATTCAGTTCCTACTGTAAGAACTCTGTAAAATATATTTAAATATAATATACCATTACCTTGATTAACAGTGTTTCCTGTAGATAAATTACAAGTTGTGTTAGAGGTAAGAGTCATATTATCTGCCATTACTGGTTTGATAATTGAATCTGTAGCGGAATTTAAAGTAGCTAAAGCTATATTATGATAAAGGGCAGTTCCAACTTTTATTGGAGCATCTGCTGCAAAGTTATATTGAGTATTGCCTACATCAAAAAAATAATCTAAGCTAACAATATCTATAACTTTATTTGCACCTGGTGATGCAATTAAAACTTTATCTGTTCCTTGTAATGCTAATAATTCAGCAGAAGTGACAGTGACATGAGCAACTAACGTGTCTAATCCAAATAAAGATTGTATTCCTGAAAACGTACAAGTTTTTGTTATCTTCTGATTATCTTTATCAGTTAATATAACATAGTCATTCGCATCTGGAATAATTGTCGGATAAGCCGTAGTGTTACTAATTCTTGCCATTTTATTCTTCTTCTTTTGGTTCTGGATCTTTTACTTCTCCAGTTTGTAAATTAATTATTGCATCTTTTCCAAATTCTCCCATTAATATTTGCTCTTGTTCTGCAAATTTTTTCTGGATATCATTTAATCCATTTAACAATGAACCTTTTTTAATTTCACAGTCAGCTATCTGAATTTTAGCTTGATTGAATTCATTTTGTAATCCTTGTAGTAATTCTAATTGCTCTTTACTTAATTGTTTTGACATTTTATTTGATTTGATTAGTTAATATTTATACAAATATACAATTATTTTTTTATACTTCTTCTATCGGTGGCGCTGGAGGAGTTGGATTCATCCAAGTAAAATACAAGTCTTCGTTTACTGGAGTCATTTCAAGAGCTATAACCTTAGCTATGCTCGATTGCATTACAGGTACATCTAATGATCCTTCTAACCACCCAATAACTACAGCTTCAAAAGCCTCAGTATCTGCGTAAGGTGTAAAAGGAGTTCCAGCTACGTAAGTATAACTTTGTGTTCCCATCATAGTTGATGAATAAGTTTTGCCTCCAGATTCTTCAGAACCAGTATATCTGTAATGTACAGTGTAGATTACATTGTCTTGACCTTCCGCTTCAATGTGAGCGTTCATTTGTGGGATATCCCATTTGTAAATAATTGCCATAATTTTTTTTGTAAAGTTAATGTTTATTTAATTAATAATTAGCATAAGAGTATTTGACCAACTGCTCCGTTAAAGTCAACTCTGTATTTAGTGTTTCCTGCTTTTCTAAAACCACTACTTAAAAATGTTGTACCTGCTGAATCTGAATAAACAACATCACCAACAACTGGATTAGTACCAGATCCATCATGATAATATGTTTGATTTATAGTTGCGGTGCAGGCTTGCTCGGTTCTTACTGCTAAAGAACTACTATATGAGGTTAAACTACTACAGTCTTTATCGTAACCATACCAGTCGGAAAATTTATAGGGATAAGCTATAGGCATAATTTATGTTTTAAGGGCAATCGCAACTTGTTGATGTTACTGCTCCAGTTGATGTATTTGTTACTATTGCAGGGCAACTACAAGTATTTTGGCCAAACCAAACTGTTCCACTTGGTCCAGCCATAAATCCACCACCACCTGTATATATTGATCCACTTACATTGTCATATATAATAGTACCAGTTGTTAGAGC